CGACAGCATCATTTACTAGTTTCGTATAGTATGACTCGTCAATGCTATCCGTTTTGTTCATTGTCTTAACGAATTCGGCTTCTAGCCAACGGTAAGGTGTTTTTCTGTCGGGCTTTAATGTTCCCGTTACGGAGTCGTATTTAATTGAACCGTCAGAAGCTCGTCCTTCTCGCACAAGAATACCGCCACCGCAGCCCGGTTTAATAGGTGCGAATAAGCCAACTTTACCGATAAACTGATACTCATGTTCGCCTTCGGGAAGTCCTTCGTTTTTATCCAAATATATAGAAGACGTTACCGATTTAGTTTCGCACATATCTTCGAATACAATTGGTTCTTTACTGAACAACTTTTTGAATACGTAAGGTACTTGGAATTGCTTACCGGTCGCAGTCCATTCCCCTGCATGTTTTCCATCTTTGTATTTAGCAATATATACCGAATCGTTAACTAAACACATTCGATCATAAGTGGCTTCGTGCTCGAAAATATAACCGTATTTAGTGCCAAAGTCCATTATGAATTGAATAATTTCCGGAGTTGCATCGGGTATCTTAATCGAGTCCGTTTTAATATGCGCCACTGTAAAACCTCTTGCTTGTACTTCATCCTGCAGAGTTCTCATAAATAATGCGCCTCGAAGCGCAACGATATTGTTTTTATTTCGAGCATCTCTGAAAGGATTATCGAAGCTAGCCGAAGTTAACCCGTATACGCTATTGATTGCTATCTTAAGAGCCTGCGCTAAATCGGCGGCAGTTTCTTCATTGTCCAAATATGGCGTCAGTTTTCCTTCGAACATCTTTCGAACTTTGTCTAATTCGCCATGCTTGATCGCTACCCTCGCGTCTAAAATATCTTTAAAACGCTGAGTATATTCGCCAAAGGCATTCAAATTAACCGCGGAATTCGGATGCATACTTTGAAAGTCTAGTAAAGCAACATTCGTGTACATTCCGGGTTCAGCGTAGACATACCCGCCAAAGCCCATATCGGTTCCACGGTACATGTTCTTGCCGTTAATATACTCGTAGCCAGGAAAGGCATTAAGAATTTCGCTTTTCTTTGTACCAAAACTGCCAAACTGTTCACCAGTAGCAAGATCGGTATATACTAATTGCGGTTTTCGTTCCCTGCCGAATATGATTCTAGTAGTAAGCGAGTTAGTAGTATCATTCGGCGTCATTCCAGCCAACTCAGCCAGTATTAGCCTAGCCATCCAGTCGCCTTTCAGGTGATTAAATACCGCCTCAGTCGCAATAACGTCATTATCGCAGTACTCCGCAACCTTGGTCCACATCTCTTCTGGAACCGGCTGGTCCCACGGCAAACCTAATTCTTGGTGGTGTAATCCAAGTTCGATCTCCCATTTTTTAAGAGATTGCTTCTTTGCTGCAAAGTCATAAACGTCCGTATACGATAAGTTATAAGCTTCACCGAACATGTGCTTATTATTATCACCTTTAGCAGCGCCTATGATGCTTTGCGATAATTCGAATAATTCTTTCTCGCTATATCCCATCAACCTAGCGTATAACATATGGTTATCATATCGCCTACAGTTGAATCCTATTAATTTAAACTTCATTAAACCCTCGATATCGGAAGGACTTGGATTTATCATTCGCACGACAGGTCGTTGCTCCCCGGCAAACTTCCAGTTAACTAGAAATAAGTTAGGAAATACTTCTACGTCGTAGAATACAAAGCTATCATTAGTGTCTTTCTCCGGCCCTGGTTCGGAAGGTTCCTCTGATTTAAATTTCATTTTACTGACAAGCTTAATACAATAAGCTGCCTGGTTTGTGCTATTTGCTGCGAATGCTAGAACATCGTTACGCATATCTGATACGTCGTAACCGAGTTTTCCAACATAAGCATCTTCTAAAATACTGTAAATAAAGTCGATACTCGGCTTAGTAGCGCCGTGATACTCTTTATTGAGATTACGTTTGATTAATGTTCTAAGACCTTTCTCGCTATTTACAGCCTCGAAATTAACCAATTTATCTTCTCCTTTCAATGGTAATCCTGAGCTAATATTAGCGATAGGCAGGTCATTACACTTAGTAAGTTTTCTTCGTAGTGAACTCCCGCCAGTGAATACTTTTACCTCAATATGATCGTCGTATATTCGGCTGAGTTTTGTGGGGTCACCAGTATAAATATAATGCAAGTGAATCCCCTGTCCGCTTTTACTAAGCTCCGCATATGTAGCTGGCCATTTGTTAGCCTCTTCAAGGTTTAATGCGAAACATTTATTTCCGTTTTTATCCGGAATATCAAAGTCTATAACGATATGGTTTTCTGGAACTTTAACATAGTGTAATTGTTTCGTATCTAACTCTGATAAAGTAGTCGTCACAGATTCCCACTTTTTTGTAGGCGTCTCTTTTTGACTTGCATATTGTGCGGGGCACTTAGCGCATTCCTCATCGAATATAGAGGTAGTGCTTGTAAATTGTAGTGTACGTATTTTTTGTTCTTCTTTCTTTTTTACAGGTTCACCGATGTCAAATTTATCTAATCGGAACCCACTGTAATAACTGCGAACCCTTGAACCGTCCTCAAAGTTAAACCGTTCGTTAAACTCGTAGAAATAGTTCTTCAATTCTTCTTGGAAATTTCTTCGAGGTAACGGATATGGTACTTTCGCGTCGTCGCAATAATTTTTATACATTTCCCATGCGGCTTTTAATGTTGTTCCGTCTTCGGTTTTGAATACATGGAACGAATCAAGCATGAAATTATAGAAATCATTGGATGCGCCAAGCATATTTATAGGCATATAGTTATCGTACATTCCCGGATTTTCAAGATATACTTCGCGACAATGCCATGCGATATGCCCTAGTTCGAATTCGACCTGTTTGATTAAATTCTTATACTCTTTATGACTAAGTTTTTTACCAGTAGGAGTTACGTCGATAAGTCTTCGTAATAAACCCGATTTAGCATCGGTAATCTTTACTGGCTTATTTGTACCTAGAAATAAGAAGCAGTTAAACCGACTCGAATATGCGGATTTGAACTTTTCGTTTACGGTCATTAATTCATGAGCCACTAAACTGTTAAGTCTCGTATTATCCTCTAACCTAGATAAATCGCCGTCGTGCTGCAACGCAATTAACGGATTTGACTTAAATGCCTCCAAAGCAAAAGAGTTACTACTCGAACCCAATGCTCTCGCATCGAATACCGAATAATAACCCTCGAAAAGTTGCTGTATGATATTTAAAATCGTCGATTTACCTGTACCTGGCGCACCGTATAGAACTATAAATTTCTGTATGAATTTAGAGTCACCGGTTACGATAGCTCCTATGGCCCATTCGAGTTTGTGGCGTTCCTCCGGGGAATATAGCACCGACATCAATCTGTCGTAAGCCTCGATACTGCCTTTTTCCAACGGATAAGTTAATCTTCTACTGGCGAAATCCTTTTTAGTAGTTACGTCATTAGAAAATATTAATTTTTCGTCAAGAGGCGCAAATGTGTCTCGCATCTGCTTTTGACAATATCGATGCCATTTATCGATCATTCCAGTATCGGAATCCCACATGTATAATACTTTAACTATACCTTCGAACCGTTGCTTATTCTCGTCGTAGAATTTTTTTAACTCACGGTCTATTATTTGCAGAGCGTCTTGTTCGTCAGTCGACCATAACCCGCGCTCCTCTATCCATATTGCATAGAAGTCTCCTCCTCGAATCATAAGATCAGAGCTAGCGCCAATTATGAACTTAGGAAAGATTTCGGTTACGTCTTTTTTTACAGTACGCGTTGAAATCTTTAAAAAATCAAGCATTACATTCTCTAGTCTCCTTTCGTTAGATTTCTATACAATTGTCTCCAAATACCAACCTAACTGATACCAGATTTCCCATTCTCGTAAGTCGTACCTACAGTTCTTAATAGTAAATAGTCCGCCTCGTCCATCAGGTTCGTATTGACGTTTGACGAATCGGTCAAGTACCATTTCTACATATGAAAAATCATAATTCATATCAGTCATGCCGCTTAAACCAAGACTTCTAATCATGCTCCAAAACCATTGACGGCTCCTATCGCCAACGCCTGGGTCGTCCGCATAATCCTCTTCACAGCGCAATGCTAAGGCCACCATCATTTCAAGGATGCTGCACGGGCCATATAAAGCGTCTATTACTTGGTCATACATGTATTCTAGTCCGTTGTCAAGAATATAACGACGTCTTAAGCATATACCGTCTTCTGCTCGGTTGCGGTCTCGCGGAATTATGTATTTGAATTCTGTCGTGTGTAAATGAGTTAACAGTTTTTTGAAAGAAATTTGCTTAGCGTATAAATCACCACAGGCTAAATTGAGCATCCACTCAAAATAATCCTCTCGTATGTTCGTTAGCAAATTCATACCTCCGATTAACGCGGGCTAGACATACGTACTGCATCAGCGTAATCTTTAGTGTCACGTAAAATCTCGTATTCTTGTTTAGTGACGTCGTTTCTGATATATACAGAGTCGTCTAGTTCGTCCTCAAAATAGCGTCCGACATCATCCCCAACAGTCCCTTTTAAATCAGTAATGATGTTTAAATCTTTGTCCGCTAGTACTCCGTCATTGAAGTAAGTAAGAGTAACTAACTCGAAATCATCACTGAAATCGGCAGCGTCAACAACATAGGGCTTGCTAAGAACTTCTTCGGGCTCTTCAGTATTAGAATAATTGGTATAGCCGCTTTTGGCCAGCATAGCGGCATAATCTTTAATATTTTGTTCTGTGTTTTCTTTTTCAGGAGCAGGAAGTTCGGGCGTATTATTTTCTTTTTTATCGCCATACAATTCCACGTATCTGGCTTTAACGTCTGCTATCTCCTGATCAGAGATTTGTTTATACTTATTTTTAAGTATTTGCCAGCTTACGAAGGAACCGATAGCGGCCCCTAACGTAAACGACAATACTGTTCCTAACTTGCTATTCAACCTTTCTATCCTCCGTTCTTATGTTATTTAAATTTTCAGGTATAAATATCATACTACCAAGTACTATACAGTCCAAATATCCGAGATTCAACCAAGTTAGAACTGTAGCTGCACCTACCTCCAATTCTTCGGCAACTTCTCCGATAGTTTTGAATCCTGTTAGTTTACCATCTTTAAATATAGGTTCGTCTTCGAGATTATTATTCAGAATATGAATGATCAGTTCCCGACCTGTCATTATAAAACTCCTTTCTAATCTTTAGAATCTATATAGTCCATCATGTCTTGGTAAGGGTCTCCGGTCCAAGAATATCCGGGACCGAGATCATTTCAAATCAAACGATGAGCCTCGCGCTCGATTCGTTCGATGTCGGTTAAGATATTACCGTCAATATTGAAATCGAGAATGATAGAACGTTCATAGCCGTTTACGAAATCCTTGTTAGATTCTCTAGTTATATCGAAAATGCCGAAATCAATATAGTTATCTCCACGAGGATTCTTCTCGTCGTAAACCCAACCATGTGATTGACCCAATGCTGTTTTAGGGAATCCTAGCATTTCGTATACGTCGTTAACCGTTACGTAATGTCGGTGCTTTAACAAATCATTAGCCCAATTTTGCTGTTGCAGTAAGAAGTACTTATTCTGTTCCGGATCTTTGGTCCAACCAATACAGCCAATATCGTACAGTCTAGCGAAAATGCTGTAATCTTCGGGTTTAAAGTCTGCGGGGACCATATTATCGACGGTTCTCTTTACTTTCTTTTCCTTGCCTTTTTCGTCGACAATAGTCTCTTCGATTTCTTTAGTCTTAAGATTATACTTTAATTCTCTATCGAGTTTTTCGCCGAAGCGTTCAACTACGCGGCCTCTGTATTGTTTGAATCCTTTATCCACAGCAGCATAAGCAGTAGCGAGAGCTATGTTACGTCCATGAAGTATCTTATGAGAACCAAAGAAACATGCAAGCGATGCGGCTCCTAAAAGAACAGAGGGAGCATATTGTTTAGCAATGTCTAATGCCGTTCTAGTATAAACGATTGTTAAATCCTTCTTAGCATCTTCTTGAGTATAGGTTTCTCCTGCTTCGGTAACACCGGTTTCGCTAGCAGTATGAATTTTTGCTATTTTTTCTTTGCTTTCTTTAGCTACTTCGTCTACTTTTAGAGTTGCTTTACAAGCTAATACAGCACTAGTTACAGTGCCGGCAGCGCCAAGACCCATTAGAATCTCGGGACTGTGCTTTTTAATTTGGAAGCCTACTTTGCAAGCGAAGTTAGCTAAATTATTTAAAAATTGACCATTTGCCATATTAGTTATTCTCCTTTTGTAATTAAATTTACTAAAAAATTTCCGACACCGATCATACCAGCAATACATAAGCCCATCGCTAATATTCCGCCCGGATGGGTATAATCGAATGCTGCTACGGCGTATTCTTTATTCTTATCCACAAAACCTACAAATTTTTGTTCCATAATTACCTCCTTAGAACAACCATAATAATAATTTAGTAGTTAAAGCGATTGCTGTGCCGCCTATGCAGACCGCTATACAAGCGAGTAATATTGTACTTAGCACTGTGCCGATATAATAACCGACAACTTTATTTTTATCTTTATTCATAAATACCTCCTTAATCTAGTGGTGCGGCTTTTGGTAATTTTATAATATAGCCGCCCATTACTCTTTCTACTGACGCTGATGAAACATCATACCAGCCGTACTTATCGCTCGTATATGGAGCAGTCATGTCGGCCATATCATACAGGTCCATGACCGTTACATATCCATAGCGTTGAATCGAACCCCACATTTGGTCGAGTACAAGCTCGGCGTCAGCTCTATTTGCGAATACGATATTTTGGTAATCGAATCGCGAGCTAGCTGCTCTAGGCTGAGCTACCGTTTTTTGAGGAGCGAATCTGTCCGCATAATTTGTGTAATATGAAATATTAGATAGCGGGTTATGTTTTTGTAGATTATTCCTACCGCCACCAAATATCATAGTTGCGCCTTTAATAATAATGTCGAGAATCGTATCCTTTACAGCAGGAATTACAATGTCGTCACGCACATAGTTTTTAACGTTATGAGCGTCGTCAGAAATAAACTTGCTAGCAAGCTTGGATAGCTCGCCTTGCTTCTGTACACGAGCAGCACCTTTTACAACTTTTTGCGCACGTTCTTTCTGCTGCTGTTGCTCGCGTTTGTATTTGTGCGAATTTGGTTTAATATCAGGTATTTCCATCTAGTTTTCTCCTTTCGGTAAATAAATCTAAGCAAACAGAAAAGAAGATACCTTGTTAAGATATCCTCTTTTTGTTTGAGTAAATTGTGATAAAATTTTAGTCGCCATACTTCGTCTGATCGAAGCAATCATCGTGCGTGGCGTTAGTTTGCTCTCCGCTATTGGCCTGTTCCGGCTGGTTTTTGTTCCTGCGGTTTTTAATCCAAGCTCTAATCTTCTTGAAGCCTTTTACGGTTAGCTCGCCTGCTTTCCAGACGCCTAAGCCGAGAAGGGCTAATCCTCCAACTTTAGCTGCGGGACTTAAACCGTCGGTATTGGGTTCCACCATAACGGGACCTTCGGTGAGTTCAGTTGCTTCTACGGTTTCAATGATTTCGTTCATTTAAAGTTTCTCCTTTAATTTTCTTTTAAGTTTCTCATATTAGGAAATGTAAAATCCGCGTGTTAGTATTTGTCATAACCATACTTAGGCGGATACCAGAATCCAACTACAAGACACGGCGTTCTTCCGTCGTCGGCTAATTGAGTAGTAAAGTGCGGCTTGATTAGACTCCAATCGGCTCTCCAGCCTATGGTATAACCGATATCAGTGGGATACAAACCTAGTTCCGTATAAAAGTCGTTCAACGATATTTCTTCACCGTTATTCATTTTGCGGTTTAATACATTAGCGATGCTTTCTATTTCGATCTTGCTCGAATAGAAGTAACGTCCGCAAGTATTGTCGTAACATAAAGTATCGCCTTTACCAGTCTGTATAATTTCACTACCACTAGGCGGGTTTTTGGTAACTTTTTCCCTCATTATAGCTTCGCGTACTTCCTGCTCCTTCTTTTCACCAACCGTTTCTACTACTTTTTCGCGATATTCTGCTATAGCAGTTTCGGAAAGCTTATAAGCTGCTGCTAATGCGCTATAACGTTTAGCGTGTACGGTGTTGGAGCCAAGAATACATGCGATAGACGCTGCTCCGGATAATGCTGCTGGCACGTAATACTTCCAAGTGCATTTGATTGTTTCTTTCATAGGAAGTTTATCGGTGTGTAGTTCTCTCTTCTTCTCTTCAACTGCCTTTAAAGCTTTGGGCGTAGCTTTTGCCGAAAATACCGCAGTTACTACAACGCCGGCCGCTCCAAGTCCAGTTAAGATTTCAGGTGTGTGCTCGGATAGAAATCTTCGAGTTGCTTTGAATAAAGTGTGTTTGCTCATTTGTTTCTCCTTTCAGTTTTTTAAATTAAAGAATAAGACCCACTGTTTATAGTGAGTCCCATCCTGTTGAGTTGCTTATTAGTCTTTAGATAGTTTTTTTAAAACTTTCTTTACTACGTTGTCCTCCATTTGGGATTGCTTATTAGCTCTATCCTTGTTAGTACAGATAGTCGCTAATACAGTAAGTCCAAGTGCCATTGCCGCTAGAAAAGACATATTTAATTACCTCCAATTTTCTTTTAAGTTTCTCATATTAGGAAATGTAAAATCCGCGGATTAGATATCTTTCCTGTCGAAACACGTCTCCCAACGTTCTTTTGGTAGTGGTTTTAATTTTAATGCCCACATTATTTGGCGTATCGTAACAGTAGGATATAATCCGTCCGTACATTCTCCAGCACGTTTATCGAAAAAGACCTTGAAACCAGGACTTAGATATAGTACGTCTGGAAGCCAAGGATCTAATTCGGTCCAGTATGTGACCTTATTAATAGGATCATAACGTTGTTGTATGACTGCTAGACCCAGATCGCCGATTGCGAATAACGTACACCGATCGTATACCACATGATCGCACTCGTAGGTTTCGCCATACATAGTCGAATAAATTTTAGGTCGTTCGTAGTGATATCGCATATATGCCCTCGCAATCAAAAAGCAAAAGGGCATTCGCGTTTGCCCTTATACTTTAAATCCTAGTGATTCCATAGGTAGTAATATAGAAATCGGTTCGTTGCTAATTCGTTTCACGCTAAGCGTTAGTTTGCATGTTTTCTTGTCGACTACCTCAACCTTTTCGAATTGGCGATGATATCGATTAGAAACATGTGCTTCTAGTTCTTTTTGTAATTTCTCTTCAGCTTTTTTCGTCATTTTTTAATCCTCCTTAACAGTTTCACTACTGTTCATAATAGGGAGGGTATTTTTCGCGAAAAGAAAGAGCCCTTGATAGAGCTCCGTCTTTTGGATTTGGTTATCGGTTACTTCTTGTGAAATAGGTTCTTAAAGAATTCTCGTCCAAATATTGTGGTTACGGTTCCTTCTTTTTCAAACTCCATAGTTTTGTAAGTTCCCCAGACAGTTAGTCCTGTGGTAACCAGTAGAGTAGTTCCTTGCAGAATATTAGATACCACTCGTCCTCGTTTTTCGCTTTTAAGCTGTTCACGTTTTAAAGCTAATTCTTGCGAACGTTGTGCTTCGGCTGTGACTTGCGAATTTGCTTGTTGTTTAAGCTTTTGGAGTTCGATGTATCGGTCTGTAAGTTTGGTTACTCCGTCAATAGTTACCTTATACTCGTCTGTTCCGGCTTCCATGTCTTTTAGAAGTTTGACTTCTGAATTTATTTCGTCTTCCAACAATTTTGTATCTAAGCTCATTTTGTTACCTCCTTATAATGAATTTTCGATACGTAGTCCATAATAGGACGTGTTACTTACGCGTTTCACTTGGAAACTCGGTGTCTACTTTTAGAACAATGTAGTTCTGTCTAGCTAGTGCGTCTAGGTCCATACTATTTAGTTCGAGTCTACAGATATCTTTTTCCGGATCGGTGCAGTCGATCTTAAAGACACCGTATAAGCGTCTAAACCAAATAAAATTCATCAGAGCAGTTCCAATGACGATTCCTAAACTAAAAGCTATTACTAAATATATTTCCATCGCATACCTCCTTTAAGTACGATTTGTCACTCTACTAAAATATCATCTTTCAGCGTCACCTGCGTACGGCAAATGTATTCTAGAATAGAAAGATTTAATCTAAATTAAAAAGAAAGAGACTGTGTAGTCTCACTAGTCCCCTTCTTTTGAGTTTCTAATTCGTTTAATGATCCATATTATTATTAGCGTTGCTATTATAATATCGCCAAATGCTAACAGAATAGACAGGCTATATATAGCCGCTATAATGAATAGCGTAACAGCGATAAATAAACAGACAGATAATATCATATAGAGTTCTCCTTTTATTAATTTCTCATATTAGAACATGAAAAAACCGCGGCTAAAGCGAAAAGAAAGAGCCCTTGCCAGAGCTCAGCCTTTTTTAGTATTTTTTTCTTTGATCCAATAATAAAATTTAAGCGCAAAAAATGCCGTCGATGAAGTCATAAATATACAACCTAATATACTGTAAGGTACTATCACCGCATAGTATACACCTGGTATGATGTTGACTATTAGTGTAGATACCAATACTAATATAAGTAATATATATGTAAGCTTCTCAAAAAACAGCTTCATATTGTTACCTCCTTTTAATATTTCTTTTTATCATAATAGAACATGAAAAAACCGCGGCTAAAATGAAAAAGAACAGAGCCTGTGTTAGACCCTGTCCTTCTTGAATTAAATTATTTTCTTAATTCACCAACAAGTTTAATGATAAGTTCAACGATAAAGTATCCAGTTACGAGTTTTAATACCGTAGCAAGAATTCCTCCATTTTGATTATCCATAATTTCTTACCTCCTTAAGATTCTAATGTTTCTTCATTTAAGGAGATGTTTACACCGCGTTCTTCGCGCTTGTCTAGATAATACTGAATTAACTTCTTAGTTCCGTAAGATGCTGCCAAAGAAACCAATGCTGTAGTTGTTGAGATTAATAGTGATTTTTTCATAAATATCATCCTCCAAATTTTATCCTCTTAATTTATTTAATAGCCAAAAGAATCGTCTATACCGATCATAGTACATGTCCTTACCACACGGTATACCCATCTTTGACTTTAAATACGAATATGATAGATTTTCAGTTACTGCTTTTAATATGTATTCAGATAAATATCTGTCAGCTTCCATTGCGGCTTTCTCAACCAGATGCATTTTCTCAGCGTAATGAGTTTTCATTATTGCTCGCTTAGCAGTCGGATCGCCTGGAAGGTTGCTGGTTGAAACTCTCTCGATCATCGAAAGCGGCATCCCTTCGTCATCGAACTCAGCGTATGCTTGTTTCCAACTTGGGTACTGTAAACAAAAATGTTTGAGTTCGTAATGTCGATGTTTATCAATACGATATTTGTTACGTATGGATAGTTCAGCTCGTAAATTCGTAGCCATCAATCTTCACCTCTTATGTACTCTTCGTAAACTTCTATGTATTCTTCGATTCTTTTAATTTTTCTTTTAAGCGAATCAAGCTCTCTTTCTTGCAGTAGAATCAGCTCGACTAGTTCTGTGATGATGTCGTCTTTTCTCATTTTCATCCTCCTTAAACTTAATTTGAATCTTAGCGTCGTGCTTCTGACTTAAAATTCGACTAAGTACCTCTTCTATTCTAGATTTCATTTCTCGGCTCTCCTCACTCGGTGTCTAATTAAGACACTTTTACTTTACTACGCCCTAAAAGTGTATGTCAACACTAAAATTGATTTTTTAGACATAAAAGTTTATAATAAAGACACTCGAAGGGAGGTACACAGTTGGAAATAGGACAAAAAATTAAGAAAGCTAGATTAGAAAGGGGGCTTACACAGCAAGAACTTGGAGATATAGTTGGCGTCCAGAAATCAGCCATAGCTAAATACGAAAATGGAAGAGTCGTAAATATAAAAAGAAGCACCTTACAGAAAATTGCAAGTGCTTTAAATATTAGACCATCAGAGCTCATCTTTACTGAGTCGCCAAGAGACGCCGCTGATCTTCATGTCAGGATAATTACAGATTTTGAGTTGATGGAATCTATTAAGGATTATTATTTATTGAGTGAGGAGAACCAAAAAATGGTGCGAGACCTTATACGTAGCCTTAGAAAGTAAATAACTTCTTAGCAAATTCGTACAAGTATTCAATCTCGTCTTCAGTGAGTGTTTCTAATAGTTCGAGTAATTCTTGCTTCACGTGGTAATACGGCTCCTTTCAACCGGGGCAAGGTTTAGTTAGAACAAATGTTCTGAAAATATTATAAAAATTGTAAAATTGAAAATCAACGAGTAAATATTGGTAAAACTGGAGGAAATTACATCATGAGCAGAATTATCAGAGTAGGTATTTATGGAAGGGTTAGTACGGAAGAGCAAGCACTTAGTGGTTATTCAATTGAAGCCCAAGTAGAAGCATTAGAGAAATACGCTAAAGAAAACAATATGAAAGTCGTCGGGGTCTATCTGGACGAAGGGATATCTGGAGCAAAGCCGCCGTTAAAACGTCCTGATCTTAAACGTTTATTAGACGATGTGGAAGCTGGGAAGATTGATATGATATTATTCACCAAATTAGATCGTTGGTTCCGGTCCGTTAAAGAATATTTTAAAGTACAAGATGTTCTTGATAATAATAAAGTCGAATGGAAAGCTATTCAAGAAAACTACGATACTACTACAGCTAACGGTCAAATGGCTATTACGATTTTCTTGGCGGTCGCTCAGAATGAACGCGATAGAACAGCAGAGCGTATTAAAGTAGTGCTAGAACAAAAACGAAAAAATAAGATTGCATGTTTCGGAGGTAAAGCATTACCGTTTGGGTACAAGAAAGAAGAGGATGAAACCGGTATTAGTAGATTGGTGAAAGACCCAGAGACTCAAAAAGCAGTTCAAGAGTTTTGGGATATTTTGATCAAATCTAACAATCTCAACAAAGCTATCCGCCATATGGTTGATGTGTATGGTATAAATAAAGATTGGAAGTCTTGGAAACGAATGACCCAGAGTGACTTCTATTGCGGAATACATCGTGGTGTTCAGGACTTTTGTCCAGCGTACGTAACACCAGAAGATTTCCTTAAATTTCAAGAACGAGATACTATTAAAGGAACTCCTACTGGGGTACCATATTACTTCAGAGGGTTAATGCGATGCCATGAATGCGGACATAAATTATGTGGTGATTGTGACCGAAGATATGGTAGAATTAACAAATCATACCGTTGTGCTTGGAGAGGACGCGGTTGCGAAAATCATAAGGCGGTGACTGAAATTAAAACTGAGAAACAATTATTAGAACGTCTGGACGAGTTCATGAAAAATACTATTGCGGAAGTTGAAGTGGAAGCTAACCATCCTAAAAATAAATCTGACGTCGAGCGAGTGTTAAAGAATTTGAAAGAACGGTTAAGACGTTTGAACGTAACTTATATGGCTGGTAACAAAACTGACGAAGAATATTTCAAAGAAGATGCGGAGATTAAATTACTGATCGCCAAGGCCGAAAAAGAATATGCAGATACTAAGCCAAGGAATGTAGACCACCTTAAAGAATTGCTAGCTACTGATTTTAGAACAATGTACTCAACGTTAGAGCCCGAAGAGAAACAAGAGTTCTGGCAGGACCTTATCAAGGAGATAAAGCTTGATGGAAAGCGGGTTACGGACGTTATTTTTTATACGTGATTTAACGGTGGAACCGGACATCATGGACTGAGATAGTCCATTTACACCCGATTTTAGCAAAAAGAAGAGAGCCTGTAAATGGTTCTCCTCTTTTTTTGGTTAAATCAATCCTCTTATGTCGAATATACATAAATCAGGATGAATCTTTTCAATCGTCCTAGCAAGTTCCTTGTACTGGCGTTTCGTGCATTGTACATTGAAAAACTTGTTTTCATATTCGTCTGTATCCTTTATGGCGTTCTCCTCAGAGTCTGCGAAACCCATTAATCCTTCACCTAATTTAGGTGTCTTATTATCGAGTTTTGCTCCTTTGATTGGAACACTTCCAGTAATCATACGAGATATTCCGTAAAGTTCTCCGAGCGTAAATGCGTCGGTGCCAAGTTTGTGCTTAACTTTAATAGTTACTTTAAAAAGTTCATTTTTCATAATTGTATTTCTCCTATAATTTATTGTTTTCCATATTATAGGATGTTTATAACGCGAACAAAAAAGAAGAGGGGTTGTATAATACGCGCCCTCTTTCTCTATTAACTTTCGAATATATTTTGTATGCCTTGATCCATTATGAAATCTTTTTCTTCATTTTGAATCTTATTGGCTAACTCTAATGCTGCGTGCATATCGCCATTACAGTGAGCATCGGGAATACGTTGCACAGCCTTGGCAGTCGCTTCAGCTAATACATTCGTAGCCCGACTGGTTTGCATAATATAGAGCATTAGTTTTTCAACTTTCTTTTCACGCTCAATACGTTGCTTTTCTGCTTCTTTACGTTCTTCCTCTCGTCTATATTCTTCTTCTCTACGTTTTTCATCTTTCAATTCAATCGAACGTTTAAAATACCAAACGATGAAACCCATAACAGCGGACGGTATACCACCAGCAATGAGAAATTCTAATATTGTCATGTCGATTACTTCCTTTTAAACATTTTATACGCCGTACACATAGCGTAAAACATACTTATTATTTGCGTATACGATACCGCTTGTGCCGGTGCCGGTTGCGGAATTATTCGCATGACCGGATATATACGTATCATTTATATATAGATATTTGTGACAAATTTGTCCAAAGTTGATATCCATCATGGTAAAAGCGTTGCCGTACCCTTTATGACTCGTGATGAATAATTTGGGAACGAAGAAGCTATTAAAATTGTTTTCTTCTGCTGCTCCAGTTGTAGAATTATACTTACTAAATACCAACACAATACCATTTGGCTGGAGACTAACGGCTTCGGCCAAATTTATGGTATGATCAGCAGTCATATATCTAGTGCCTTCCCATAATATTTTTTGCTCGTGATAGACTTTACTAGATGCATCTGGAGTAAGGGTTGTTCGATACCAATCGTAATACGTCCAAACATTGTCCGAATTTCTAGTAATATCTCTTTCCCATACAGCGTTCGTGATGTTATACGGAACGAATCTTTGGCGTAAGTAGGACCACTGTTCACTACGAATTCCCTCACCGGTTGCCGACCACACTTCTAAACGTCCAGCTCTTGCTACGGGCATATTCGCTATGGTAGAAGCATTATCATTTCGATAAACCGCATAGCAACCAGTTTCCATATAGTTATTAAAATCTGCATTAGCAGGAATTTCGGGAAGTCTACCCATACCCAAAGCGTTACCATATACGGCGCTATTAAATTTACCTTCAAATTCAAATTCGGCGACGCCATCTAACTCGGCAGCTTTACCAAAGGCTACGCCTTTACCACCAGCTAAGAAGTCTACAACAAATCTCATACTAGTTAAAGTACCAACCGCATAAGAACTACCACCACCGTCGGTAACAGTAATATGTATATCATAAGACGATTCCGTACTTAAAGCATTCGAACCAATTACGTGAGAGACAGTACCGCTCGTTCCACTAGCAGTTACAGTAGAACTCGTCCATGTCGTATCCGAGGGCAATTTCCACTTGATCACTATTGAACTTACGGTTTGATCGCATTCCCAGTCAAATACGACTAGGCCGTTCGTGCCGTCATCTGCTGCAGTTCCGCTAGAGTCGCTTCTAACAATAGACACATTGGATATCCTTGGTTTTATATAAGCTATTTCCCATACTGCGTATAGTGTTATTCCTGCATTGGCCGTATAACTTGCACCAGACGCGTAAGATACAGTAGTTGCAGATGCTGACGTACCCCAACCTTTGAAATTATAGTTAGCTCTAGTAGGTTTTGTACTTGATAGAGTGAGGGCTACGCCATATGTTTTAGTCTGATTACCTGGTGCTCCTGAGCCGCCGTTTGCGTTATATTTAACGGTGTATGTGTTAGCCTTCCATACTGCATAAAGAGTTGCTGCAGCGTCTGTGGTGTAATTTGCTCCTGCTGCCCATGAAGCAGATGTTGCAGTTGATGACGTAGACCATCCTAAGAACGAGTAACCAGTCCTAGTAGGTTTTGTGCTGGAGAGCACGAGTGTTTGACCTTTCCATTTAGTCTGATTACTAGGTGCGCCTGAACCACCGTTTGCGTTATACTTAATCGTATAAGAAGTCCAAGCGGGGACAGTTACGTTGAATGTTACGTTCTTGGTAGCAGAATCGCCGTTATCAGTATTAAAGTTTCTAAAAGTAACTGTAATAGATTTAGTGGCCGATCCGTTACCACTTATCGAATATGTGCCTGTAAACGAGCCGCTACCACTACTTCTCTTCGTTCCATTAAATGCGCTTATCGTATGCGTAACGCCGCCAGAAGCAGCGGTCATACCATAATTGGTTTGTGCTCCGGAGTAATAAGTCTCCCAGGAAGCATTAATTACTACTTTGTATTGAGTAGCTGATGTTCTAGTCACGGTCCCCGCAGTTGCAGTGACATCTAAAGCGACACCAAATGGCGTCCATTTTGAAACAGTTGCCATTAACTATTGCCTCCCTTCCATATAAGTCCTAAATTTCCGTTAGCTCTGGCTTTCCAAACAAATCCGCCTTGTTGTAATTCTTCCTCTACGACCACTTTTTTTGAGTGGAACGATTGGTTAGTAAAATATGCTAGTACGACGGAACCTTCAGTAAACATCATTCGCGTGTTCGTAATACGCAGCTTGAAGTCACTGTCTAATTCTCCTAATTCTATACAAGGCTCGTCTTCGTACGTAGTGATCTGTATGTATTCGCCAAGTATGCCTAAATCGTCTACTGCTTGCTGCAAAATCGAAACAGTATTGTCAACATCGCCAACATCATCCGATAGTGTGGATAAGTCTTCAGAAATACGATTTACGGTATTTTGAATATTTTCCGTACTGAACACCCATCCCGTATCGGTTTGCGTCATGAGTGAAGTACCATTACCGTCCGTAACGAGCATGGATATACTATGCGATAACTGCTCGATAAGACTTTCCGCAGTCGTAACTCGTGAGCTCAATTCGGCAGACGATGTCTGTAGTTTACTCGTCTCCTCGTTAGTCGTCATATCTTCGGGGGCTGGCGACCATCTAGTTGGTTTGTTACCTATCTCCAATTTAGCGTTTTTAATTGTTCCGCCTTTCGTATAACCTCGCAATTCAAGATATGCTTTACTTACTGTAACTGTATATTGATCCGGGTTCGCATAGAATGATCGTAATATTGTGGGTCCTTCATTGGCAGACATGACACAATAGCCAGCGTAATGTCCTTTGAAACTGACTACTTCATCTCCTACAGAAAATAAAGAATTACCCGTGCCGAACACATTTGATGTAGCACTTATTCCAGAGCTATGTGTGCCATACCATGCCGTCATAGCTCCGGTTTCTGTATTTGTAAAGTTAAATGTGAAATATCCACCAGCTCTATTTAGAGTTTTATCAGGATTTTTATATATTTCAGATACATTAATATCGTAAGAGAACACTAAATATGAATTTTCGATACTTAATAGAAACGCTTTCGGATCATTAGTAATCTCTTCGCATAGCGTATACATCACAGTTTTTTCACTATATGCAAAATCTGTAGTATTATCAACGAGCAGTGTGTTGGATGTTCCGAGCAATAAATTTCTTCCACCTACTTCTAAATTCTTAACTTCTGTTCGAACTGTTGCAACGGTGGAGTTTATTCCCTCTGCTGTTTGATTAATTATACTGTTCATTTGTTCTGTGGTTGAATAATTATTAAACTTATCTTCCACAACCGTAGTTCTATTAGCCACCGATGTAATGTCAGTTTCTGTTTGCGAAACTCTAGTTTCAATGGCTCTATATTCGTCTTTACCAGTTAAATCTTCAGGAGCTGGTGTCCAGTCCGTAGCCATATTTCCACGTTCTATTTTAACGTCTTTAAAATATAGTATAGTACCGGAAGGAATCCCTTCTGTACCATAAACAGCAACATCGACGAAACCATTATATGATCCATTATCATAGTAATTTTCCGGTATCGCAGTGAACGTGATTTTTTTAGGATTATTATCCACTGTGAAAGTAGTATTTCCACGGTCGCATATATCCATATTAATTCGTACACTATCGCCGTTTGTATAAACTGTACTTGAAAATGTATAACTTTCCCCAGCAACACCGTTAAAACCTAATCTGTGCGCACGAGCAATAATCATTGCGTTAGGCGCATCTGCAAGAATAGTAACCACAAAACCATTAATGGATTTATCGAACGTATTTCTGGCATATGCGGTATTAGCTAAAGGCTCAATAACTACATTTTTATTAAATCCGAATAAATTTCTTCCGCCAATTTTGATATTGTCAACTTCTGTTTTTGTTGCGTACGTTTCGCTAACAGTCGTCTGAAATCCGCTAAGACTCTGTTCGAGTTCTGAATACTTTGTTGATAATTCCGTAGTGGTTTCACCAATTTCGTTTTTAGCAGTATCTATATCCTGCTGCCAAATTTTAGTATTGATTGCTTCGGTATTGGCCGCTATTTGAGTTCCTTGAGATGTAACTGTTTCGGATAATCCGTCAACAGATTCCGTAGTAGCCAAAGTAGTAAGCTTCGCCTCTAAAGTTTGACCCTCGTCATCCACTGTTATTTTGGTAGATTTAATAGTGTTAGTACTACCGTCGATTTCTTCAAATAAACTAACAATATCTAATTTACTAGC